GACACGGTGTCGATCAACATCGGCACCGGGGCCAACAGCAACAGCCGCAAGGTGCTGTTCACCCGCGCCTACGAGTATCTGCTCAGCTACTGGCCCGACCGCTCCCAGACCGAGGAGCCAATCTTCTACAGCGACTATGACTTCTCGCACTGGCTGATCGCGCCGACGCCGGACGAGGAGTACCCGTTTGAAATCCTCTACTACGAGCTGCCGCCGCTGCTTGACGATGTCGTGCAGACCAACTGGCTGACCGAATACGCGCCGCAGCTCCTGCTGTACGGGACGCTTCTTGAGGCCACGCCGTTCCTGAAGAATGACGAGCGCATGCCCGTCTGGCAGTCCATGTACGACCGTGCAGCCGCCATGCTCAACGGCGAAGACCTCGCCAAAATTCTGGACCGCTCGGCGGTCCGCAAGGAGGCGTGATGAGCAACACCTATACACAAATATTTGGTGGCACGACGATCTACCCGTCGGATGTGTCGTATCTGTCGCTGACGCTGACGGCCGACACGGCACTGGACTGGCCGCTGGAGAGCAACACGCTCCTGCAGCCGGCGGCGCGCATCATCGACGTGACGCCCACTGGCGTCTACTCGATCCTCATGCCGCCGGCCGACCAGACCGGCACCGGCCAGACCGTCCTGTTCAACAACCTCGGCCCGCAGACTGTCACCGTCAAGAACAGCGTGGGCGGTACGCTCCTGTCGATGGGGCAGGGCGAGCAGTGGCAGATATACCTGACCGACAACACCACTGCGGCCGGTTCGTGGCGCGTGTTCCGCTACGGCGCAGCCACGGCGCAGGCGCAGGCCTCCGCGCTGGCCGGCTTCGGCCTGACGGCGACCGGCTCGACGCTCTCGCAGTCCACGCCCGTCACGATCCTCAACACGAACTACACGGCTGGCGGCTCCGACCGTGCCACGATGTTCGTCTGGTCGGGCGGCCTCGGCACGCTGACGCTTCCGACAGCGGCGGGTGTCGGTGGTGACTATTTCATCGCCGTCCGCAACGGCGGTTCAGGCAACCTCGTTATCGACCCGCAAGGCGCTGAGACGATCAACGGCGCAGCGAACTTGACCCTCGCGCCCGGTGACAGCGCCACGGCGGTGACGGACGGCACGAGCTGGTACACGCTGGGCCTCGGCCAGAGCGCGGTGTTTGCGTTCGACTACACGTCCATCAACCTCGCCGGCCTGAGCGGCAACTACACGCTGAGCGGCGCGGAACTGAACCGCATCGCCTACGAGTTTACGGGCGCTATTGTCGGTAACATCGACATCATCGTGCCCAAGACGACCCAGCAGTACTGGGTGACGAACAGCACGACGGGCGGCTCGTTCACCCTGCGCGTCAGGACGAACACGCAGTCGCCGGGTGTGCTGGTCGCTCGCGGCAGCCGCGCCATCCTCTACTGCAACGGTAACGACGTTGTTGACGCCGAGACGGGCGGCATTGCCACGCCGGTCGCTGTTGCCGACGGCGGCACGGGCGCAACAACGGCGGCCGGCGCTCGGATCAATCTGGGCGGCACCACCGTCGGCATCGGCGTCTTCACGGCTGTTGATCAGGCGGCGGCGCAGGCGGCCATCGGTGTCACCAGCGGCGGCGGTGACACTGCGGCCATCGTATTTGCGGTGGCGCTGGGGTAATGGCTGAGCGCATCGTCCAGATACGCTCGCAGCCGGGCATCAAGCGCGACGGCACCAAGTTCGAGGGCGACAACTACGTCGATGGGCAGTGGGTGCGCTTTCAGCGTGGCCTGCCGCGCAAGATCGGCGGCTACCGCGCGATCAGCAAGTATCTGCGCGAGGTCAGCCGCGCGATGCACGAGTTCACGCAGAACAACCTGACCTACGTGCACAGCGGCTCGGCCAACCTCGTCGAGCGCTTCTACATCGACAACGGCTTCAACACGTCGGTCATCACCAACCGCACGCCGTCAACGCTGGCGACTGACCCGAACAACATGTGGCAGTTCGACGCCATCGCCGCGCCGGGCCTTGGCGGCATGCAGCTCGTGGCGCAGGTCGCGCCGAACCTTGAGTGCATTTGCAACAGCCTCGGCGGCCAGCTCTTCTTCGGCGACCTGTTTGGCACTACGCCGCTGCAGCCGATCACCAACCTGCCGGCTGGCTACAGCGCCACCGGGGGCGTGGTGGTGCTGCACCCGTATACGTTCATCTTTGGCAACGACGGCTACGTTGCATTCTCGGTGGCGGGCGATCCTACGGACTACACCAGCCTCGGCTCTGGCGCGGCGAACATCGCCTCGCAGAAGATCGTGCGCGGCATCGCCCTGCGTGGCGGGCCGGGCAACTCACCGTCTGGCCTGTTCTGGTCGGCCGATGCGCTGGTGCGCGCGTCGTTCATCGGCGGCGCGCCCGTGTTCCAGTTCGACACGATCAGCACGCAGAGCTCGATCCTCGGAGCGAACACGGTCATCGAGTATGACGGCATCTTCTACTGGGTGGGCACTGATCGTTTCTTAATGTTCAACGGCGTCGTGCGCGAAGTGCCGAACAATCTCAACCTGAACTACTTCTTCGACGGCCTCAACCAGTCGCAGCGCCAGAAGGTGTTCGCGATGAAGGTGCCGCGCTACGGCGAAATCTGGTGGTGCTACCCGCGCGGTGACGCCATCGAGCCGTCCCACGCCGTCATCTACAACATCCGCGAGAATACGTGGTACGACTGCGAACTGCCCAACGGCGGGCGCAGCGCGGCCGTGTCGCCGACTGTGTTCCCCAAGCCGATCATGACGGGCGTCGTGCCGAGCATCGCCTCAGATCAGGTGCGCGTCACTGAGGCCGACGACACGCGCATCACGGAGACGGACGACAACGTGCGCGTCACGGAAGACAGCGGCGTCGATCAGTACCGCCTGTGGGTACACGAGGTGGGCGTTGACGACATTGACGGGCTTAACCTGCAGCCCGTGCTGAGCTACTTCGAGACTGCCGACATGTCGCTGCCTGTGACGAACCAAGAGAACAAGGCGCTGCAGGTGCTGATGATCGAGCCTGACTTCGTGCAGAGCGGCGACATGACGATGCAGGTGACGGGCCGCGCCAACGCCAAGGCACCTGAGGTGTCAACGGAGCCGCACACCATCTACGAGACGCCGCCGACGCCGCAGGATCAGGTCATCTATTTTAAGACACAGCGCCGCGAACTGCGCTTCCGCTTTGAGAGCAACACGCTCGGGGGCGATTACCAAATGGGCTTGGTGCTGGCGCATGTGCAGCCCGGCGACGGCACGGTCATTGGATGATCGACCCTCGCGGCATGGAATTGATTGATTGGGCCGACAGCGTTATACTGTCGGTTGGCGATGCGTGGGCGTTTGGTCGGCTTGACGACGAGAACGACTGGCAGGGTTGGGCTACAGGCTTTTTGAAGGCGTCACCCTTTTCAACACGCGCTGTACCAGACCCATATCAATTCGATGACTGGCGCGAGTGGGCCATGCGGGTCTATCCGATGCTGGAGGGACAAGGCTGATGTACGGCGAATACAGTTACGAAAACAGCCCCCTTGCCTCGGGGCCTTCCACGCCGATGGCGCAGCCGATGGCGGCCCAGCCGGTGGCGCAGCCCACGGCGGCCCAGCCGGTGGGCGGTCTCACCGCCGCACAGCCCGCATTCGGCGATTACGACGACTACACCGGGCGCATGGGGCCGGATGGCGAGCCTGAGCGCTACAGCACCATGCGTGGCGGCGATCCGCGCGTCCGGCAGCAGCAGGAGTTGGCGGAGCGTGAGCGCCGGCTGCAAAACCCCATCACGCTCAGCTCGTGGATGACCGGCGCTAAAAAGGACGTGCGCGGCCTAAACCCGGCAAGCCAGATCACGCTCAACCCCGGCACGCAGTATCAAATCCGCGACTACACCGGAAAGAACGAGGGGCAAGTCATCGCCTCGGGCAGCACGCCTGAAGAGTTGCTGCGGCTGCAGGACGTTGCCCGTGGCCTCGCCAATCAGGGCCGCATGGCCGACTACCGGATCGAGCAAGTCGGTGGCACGCCGACTGGCGGCCTTGGCCAGTACCGCGACCCGACGACTGGCGAGGCGGTGACGCTGCTTGGCGGCGATCTGTACAACTCGCCGGGAACGAAAGTCGTCGGCGACATCCTCAAGATTGCTGCGCCTATCGCGCTTCAGTTCGTTCCGGGCTTTGGGACTGTTCTCGGGACTAAGCTCGGGCTGAGCGGCCTTGCGGCCAAAGCGGCAGGCGTCGGCCTGACATCAGCTCTAGGCCGCGCTGGCGCTGGCCTCGTGACGGGCGAGAACATCGGCGAGGCGCTCAAGGCTGGCGCTATCGGTGGCTTGGGCTCGGCGGCTACGGCCGGTTTGCTAGACAAGATTGGAGTTGATAAGGCTTTGAGCGGCGCTTCCGGCGCAAAGGGCGCTGCCGTAGGAACAAACTTCAGCCCCGTTCCCGGCGCGGGCGGCATGACCCGCATCCCGGTTGGTGCGCTCGCTAACTTGAAATCGTCAGTCATTCCGGCCAGTGCTTTTTCCGGTCTTGCCCCGAGTGCTACAGCGCCAATTGTTGTCACGGGCGTTCGCAACGCGGTTACTCCAGCCTTCTCCCAACTAGTGAGCGGTGCTGCACCAAGCGGCTTTGACCAGTTCCTCAGTGACAACGCCGGCATGGTTGGCGATGACCCAGAACTGTTAGCCGAGGCGGAGCGCATTAAACGGTTTGAAGCTGAAGCAGCCGCCGCTGCCGCTGCTGGTGCTGCTGCCCCCACTGGCGCTCTTTCTGCTGCGGAAAGTACCCTTGAACCAGAAGCAGTTGCTGAGGCGGAGCGCATTAAACGGTTTGAAGCTGAAGCAGCCGCTGCGGCCGCCGCTGGTGCTGCTGCCCCCACTGGCG